GCCCGCAAGCGGGCGAGACGCTTTATACCATTACGCGCACGCGCGTAAAGGTCGCACGCGCACGATTATAGTATAACAACATATTATATTAGAGGTGAAAACTGACATGATGTCGTGTCAGTTTTCGTAATATAGAACAAGGGGAACGCAGAAAGCGGAGGTTTCTGCAAGCTAACAAGGATGATACTCTAGCTGAATAAGCCAAACACAAGCTCCAATTCAAAAACGCTAGCGCTGTGCTCTTCGGCTTAAAATTCTGGTCGTCTTGCTCCCGACCGGGTCGCAGACCTCCCGAATTTTATAGCCTCAGTTTAAAAGGCCGTTCCGTCAACGGCCTTATGCCAGACACATTTTGTGCTCGCGTTCGTTCCTCACGCTCCCAAAAAAATTGTGTCTGTCATGAAGAGATGTATAAGGCAGTGCGGTATTACACCGCACTGGGTCTTGGGGGGGTCGTTACCCCCCCGCTCGCTGCAGAGTCACTTATACAAACAAATTAACGCCACGTTTCACAACGCAGCGTTAAACAAAATTAAATTCTAATCCTTAATGACAAAAATATAAAATGAAAAAATTATATTTGCAAAAACACTAACAAAATCAACACAATGAAAGAGATAATCAAAATAGCGATAGGAATAACATTAAGCGTTATAGCAGTAATGGCATTTCTAGTAGCAGCAGGCCTAATAAGCAGATTAGCTACTTCTTAGAAGCCATACCTTTACGCCTATTTTTCCAAGCATTAGCAATACTATCCACTTCATTAGCTTGTCGACCATAAGATGTACGGCGACCAGTCAAATCATCATGCCAAGTATCGATAAGATAATTAGCAAACTCAATGAAGTTGTGCGGGCGCGCCTTTTGAACAATTTCGGCCACTTTTTCAGCAGAACCATAATGATTTTGAAGTTGTTGAAATAGCGTTTTTTGCTCCTCAGTCAAAATTTGTTGACCTAACAACTTAGCATAACGTTTTTGCGTATCCGCATTTTGGTTATTCAATCTTGTTTGAGATTTGTTCAAACCGACTTGAGTATGAAGCACACGCGTTTCAGCGTTGATTTTCTCATACTCGGCAATCAAATTTTGTACTTGCTGATGCAAGAAATCACGTTGTTCTGGCTGAAGATATGTAAAGTTGTACTGCTTTAGCAACGCATCCCAATGCAAATTTTCTTCAGTCAATTTACCGTTAACGATATCTTGCGTTAGCTTATCAATCGACTTGAATAGTTGAGTTTGTTCACCTCTAGCACGTTGTTGGGCAAGCGTAAGGGGTCGACCTGTACTCTCGTCAGTAAGCGCTTGGCCTGATTCGTCATAAGCTTGCATTTGTGACAAACCATTTTGAATTTCTTGTGCAGTAGCAGTGGCAGCTTTAACACGCGCTTCTTGCTTGGAAGCCTCAAGTGTAGCTTGCGCCTGTGCACTTTCAGTACCACCTTTAACACCTGCAGCCTTATCATTTTGCTTATCGACAGCTTTGCCACGCGAAAGCGTATAAGCGTCTTGAGCAGTTTTTACACCTTGAGCCATAATAGAACCTACATTAGACAATGCGGTACCAATACCTTCATATTCATTTTCGGAAGTATTAGCAGTGGGGGCAGTTACAGAATTACCGAGATTAGTACTACTTGCGGTACCAACACTATTTGCACTTGCTTGGCCATTATATAAGTACGGGTTATAGCCAGCTGCTTCAACGCGTTGTCTCACGTTACTTTCACGAGACCATTCGCGATTTTCTGCATTAACTTTATCCTGATACGCCATTTGTTGTGCATTTACCTTATCTTGTTGTGCGACTTGTCGAGCCCACATTTCACGTTGGAAATCTTGGTCACGCCTTTGTTTACGGCTTGCACCTGAAGAAGACAAAATACCACCTACGATGGCAGCACCTGCACCGATAAGAGCAGGAATAATATGCTTTTGACTTTGACAATTATTCAAATTCTCAATAGTCCAATATCTTATATTTAACATACTTAACTTTAAAATAAGGCTGCCCGCCTAATGGCAGGCAGCACACGGGTTAGACCTCATCGGAATCTTTCTTTTCTGTTTTCTCCTTTGCGAAAGTTTCGGGCAATCGCTTGAGGAAAGGAAGAAGAAGCTCCAAAATAATTAGAATTTTCTTGAAGATTTTCATAACTAAAACATTTAACGAATTAATAAAAACAACTGATAAACACACAATTACTCGGTAGGACTTGATTCGGTTGGCTCGGTCGGTTCAACAGGTTCACCAGAGTCGGAAACGGGTAATATATTCTCTTCAAAGTATTGGCGGACAGCGTCAGCGTCAACCAAAGTAGAATTGTAGCGAGAGGGTAGCATGTCGAGCAAATCCTCATCAGACAAATTATGTCTTTGAGAAGGGGGAACTTGCTGCATGCGCGAAAGAATAGCCTGCTTTTCAATAGATGAAATGTTTTGAGAAAGCAACATACTCACGTCATTCTCACGAATACCTGTAATAGGGTTCACAGGGGCAACAATGTCTATAATTTCCTGTATTTCGGAATTTAGAACGGGTTGCTTAGTATCGACGGCCTTTTCTTGAGTAAGGCCAAACTCATCATCATTGAGATGAGTAAGAAAAAATCTACTAGTATCCATAATCTACACTTTAGGAAGTCCATCAACAGACATATCAGACACCTTTTGAATGCCGAAGTAACAGCCACCGAACATCTGGTCGGTAACTTCTTCACCATTGTAATTAACGGCAAAAATCGAATTAACCCATTTGGGAGAGATTTTCAACTGCTTTAACTCTAGATTGGCAGAAGTGAAGTTATCAGTGAATCCACGGTTACGGCCTACAGTCCAATAGGACAAAGGACCATCACCAGCGAACTGGCCGTGATTAACGTCAACAGCGGTTTTATACTCGGAGTAACGCAATTGCCAACCAAGCGGACCATCTTTGAGCTTAGGAAGATTAGCGAAGTCGCGCACTTCTGTCCAACGGTCAACATCCGTTACATTATGCATCATAAGTGGTTGCATACCTAAGTTTTCAAACTCAGGAAGGAAGAACTCACCGCGCGTATGCTTAGTAACAAATGGGTCAACACGAGAACTATCGTACTGCATGGCAGGCACGACAGAATAAATACACATGAGTATACCATGTTCTTTAGCGTCGAACGTCATATGTCCATTACCAGAAGAAGTACCTTTACCTGTGATTTTACCTAAATAACCTGCCAACTTAGCCGACTGAACGTCAGTAACAGAAGGGTTGGTAGTTCCACTTGTCTGAGTTACGTCACCTACCTGAATATTAGAATCGAAACCACCTATATAGGTAACTTCACCGTCTCTACCTTCTGAAACAGCAACACCAAAGTGTGCCTGCATTTGTTCTGCGTAGGTCTTACCAGCACGCATAGTAATCGACAAAAGTTTGTCGAGAGCGAAAGCAGAGCGAACAACAGAGGGGTCAATAACAGTAGCATCACGTGCACCGATAGAACCAAGAGCAACAGAAGATTTAGACTCATTCAAACCAGCCGACTTAACAGACGGGGAAGAAACCTGAAGACCACTCAACAAATTTTCATCCATATCAAACAATGGAGTAGGGCGCAAATTCGTGAAATAGTCAAAAGGAGCGTTACGATAACGCAACTTGAAGAATCTATCAAGGATAATCTTACCAGCACCTTCAGAATCATCATTTTTAGACTCCATCCAGCCTGAATCATCAAAGTTGTAACTATCAATGTCAACGGGCTCGTAAGTACTGTTACGATAGAAATCCGCGTAAATTTTCTGATAGGCAGCGATACGCATCGGTGTTACACGGCCGTCAAACGCATTGTCAAGACGAACAGGCTTCTTAGTTTGAGGGTTAATGTTGCGAGAGAAAACGGGATAACCGTAGCCAAGCAAGTCAAGCAAACGAATAGTATTTGCACGACGTGGGAAATCGAACATATCACGCGCAGAGTCGTTAATCGTAGCTTTAAAAACAGCTTCACGCGAGAAATGCGGAATTAATTGCGGTTGCTTGTAATAGAACTTCTTGCTCAAAAGCGAAGTTTTGTAATCTTGCATACCAGTTATGAACTGGTCAAACGGATGCCAGAGTTGCGAATAGGGCACGAAGAAGAATTCATATACACCGCGCATAGACATGAAAGCACTACTATTCATGGGCATAGTACGCATGAAATCCTGAGCGTCAATTTCCACATGGTCATGTGGAATTAGGTCAAGCGAAAGCACAGGAAGCAAAGCACCGACGGGTGAAGTGAACATGTGTCGTTGGCTCAAATCGAAAGCGTTGCGAGGTCGATTCGCTCGCGAAGGCTTAATTTGCAAAGGTTTTGCCATAAAACATACATTTAATTAAACATTAATCAATAGCACGAACACCATTTATAAGCGTATTGTGCATTTTCTTAGACTTATTACAATTGTCAAGCTTCATTTGTTGTTGCAAACGATAAGACTCGACAAAATAACTTCTATAAAAATCTTTTCTACGAAGAAACGGCTGATACAAAACACCACCTAGATATAATGAAGACCAATCAGACATAGGACCAAATAAGTTATCGACATAAGAGTTATTATCAACCTTAAGAGGTAATTTCTTGTCATCCATAACAACATAGTCACGCACATAATTAGGATGATATAAAGGCATATACTTGTAAAACAAAGGATAAGCACCTAACATCGCTGTTTGGAAATCAACAAAACCACCTTCCAACATGTCATTAAACAACTGATAGAAATTCAGCATAATATCACTAAACTTCATAAGTTCAAGCTTATCAAAAAGCCGTACATATGCCTCATAAGGGTCAAGCCAAGGAAAATAGGGAGACATAGAATAAGTATCTACGACATGCCAAGCAAGACGGGAAGAATACCAATTTTGAGGTAGGTCCATTTCCAAAGAATAGTAATCGGATGTATAATTAGACTCAATCCAATTGCGGTATTTCCATTCTCTATTACTTCGTAGGAAATCCGTCATATCGACTGAAAATGAACGTGTTTTATATTTCCATTCAATGAAAGCTACACGACAAGACTCGCGCCACTCCTCTCGGTGTTTACCGTAGAAAGAATACATGCGTAATTTTTCTTCAAAAGAAAGGTCACCAAAGCCTTTACACTTGCGAAAGAGGGAAGTGCATACATCGCGGTCAAGTGGAATATCAAAGTGCTCGAATCTTCCCAGTTTTTCGTTAAAGACTTCTCGACCATTTCGATAAGTTCCATTAGAGATAGCTTCGAGAACATCTCTTCGTTCCTTCTTATAAGAGCCGATAATCGGCGATTTAGATGAGAGGTGGAAGGGCTTTGAAGAGCGCTCGGCCAGAATTGGAGGTAAGTCAAAGTTGCTTGCAACATAGCGCGCGACATAATATGCGGTGTTTTCGTCACATTTTTTAATATAGGCGAGGGTACGGGATATATCCGCAAACGGCCTAACTTCAAAACGGTTGCGACCTCCTCCAACTCGGACGCGGATAGACCACGCTTGAACGATGTAAGAAGCAATCTTTGTTGAAAGATACGCATTATCGAAGAATATGATGCCGTGGTAATGCGGACGCAACGTTGTGGGACCATACTCACTGGCAATGTAATACCTGATTTTTTTTCCATCTTCATTTATATTTAAATCATTATCAATAAGTTTACGCAATCGTTTCATAAAATTTTGGATATCGCGTTTACAGCAGACACCATATTGTAAAGAGCCGTCTTCACCTTGAATAGGGGGCAATTCAGTATCATCACCAAAACGTAACCAACCGTCTTGAGGTTTCACATAATTAAGTGGACATGAATCGAATTCATATTCACATCGACCGATAGGGCGAAATTGAGGATAACCGTTCTTATCAGTGATACATTCAAATCGCGGAAGAAACTCATTATTATATGTAAGAGTAAAAAAGTAAGCGTAACGATGAGAAAGTATTTCATCCTTGACGCGCATAGCTTGCTTGTTCGCTGCCATATTGACGCAAGCAGGGCAACGACCGCACGAAACAAACATTTCCTCATTGGTATATTTATTTACGACTAGTTTAGGCTCGGAACATGTTCCGAATATCTTATAATTATTTTCTTGGAGCATATTAGAAAGGAGTTGAGTCAAAGTTCCAAGTATAACGGAGAGAGACAACAGAGCCATATTCTTTGCGAGAAATAAAGGCTATCAGATTAAATTCAACAAGTGTATCTAGGCATGACATTAATTTGTCGCGTAAATCGCAATAATCAGAATCAAATTCAATACGCATAACATCACCATCACGTACAAGCATTATTTTATCGAAATCACTCGAAAGCAAAACACGTAAGTGTAACTGAAACTTGAAGTAATTGAAATATGCCATTTTAGATAGAGTTTTTTAATTCACAATGCAAATATAANTGAACATTGATGGGCACCAAGTTCTTGAAACTCAAGTTTACTATAGAGGCTTCTGCAAAAACTGTTTGAATAGTAACCCTAAACAGGGTAGTAACTAGAAAATAGTGCAAAGTATATCGCAATTGGGCATAATTTTCATAATCGGACTTTAGTTGTAGGCAATCGCCTATTACCCAACCAATTATAAAACTATAATGCCAATTATGTAAATGAACTTTAAAGAAAAAGTTTAACGTAAATTTCAAATCCCGCCCGCCTTTTTAACAAAAATATAAAATTACCCAAAAACAACAATAAGTAAAACATAAGAAAGAATCAATAACAATAAGATATAAAAGGTATTATATATACTCTCTGTGTGGGGGGCGTCTCCCCCCCCCCC